AGAAGAACAATTGTTTACTTTCTTTTTATCCAACTCGTTAAGAAAGTAATTCTCATCATGGGAATTGAGAAGTTTGGAAAAATCTGTACGATATTTAAAATATTTTTGACAGATATGAGAATCATCTAAATTCCCTAGAAGCTCAGAATAAAGTTTGGCAACAGCCAAGTCGTGAGCAATTTGAAAGTTATCCATTATTAACACCTCCTTCCTCAAGGAGATTATATCACAGAAAGGAGACTAATGAACGAATTACAGATTTTTAATTCGCCAGAGTTCGGAGATATTCGGACAATAACTATTGATAATGAACCTTGGTTTTGCATGATTGATATATGCAAAGCATTAGAAATTTCAAATCCGAGCCAGGCAAAGACAAGGTTAAATGCAGATGGGGTCATTACAAATGAGGTCATTGATGGTATCGGGAGAAAGCAGAATGCTAACTTTGTAAATGAACCCAATATGTATAAATTGATTTTCCAGAGCAGAAAAGAATCTGCCGAAAGGTTTACAGACTGGGTGACAAGTAAAGTTCTCCCAGAAATTCGAAAGACAGGTTCCTACAGAAAACCATTGACGGTTGCCGAACAAATTCAGATTCTTGCCCAGGGCACAGCAGATCATGAGGAAAGAATCGAAAAACTTGAAAATACAATGACAATTGACTACGGTCAGCAAAAATATCTTGGGGATCTGGTTTCGCTAGTGGTTATTGAAGCGTTGGGCGGAAAGAAATCTAATGCCTATTCAGAAATCGGAAAGAAAGTATTCGCAGAATGTAATCGAGATGTGAAATCTTATTTCGGTGTAAACGCAAGAAACAACATTCCAAAATTAAGATATGAGGAAGCCGTGAAGTACATCAAGGGATGGCAACCGTGTACAAATACAAAAATGCAGATTCGCGATTGCAATTATGATATTAATTCAGAAAGAAAATGAGGGTAAAACAGTGAAAGATATTAAAAGCTACGAATTTTATGGAGATAATCCAGAAATTTTTCATTCTCTTGTAGGTTTTGAAATTGCAGATATTTTGTTCACACATACCAAAGAAGAAAATGAGAATGTAGTTGTTGTGAAGTGTGCAAATAAGCAACATGTTGAAATTGATCTTCTCTTTAAAGAAGATGGAATATTTGTTACTGAACCATTTGCGGTGGATGAAGATCTTACAATTATTGAATAGGGGAGGTGAACAAAGAATGTTAGCAGATGATTACGTTGCTGAAAGGTTATCCGATTATGATTCCAAAATATATCAGTTATATCGCCACAAAAACGGACAGAAGGCAAGCGACCTTGTAGAAAAAGTAAAAAACGAAATTGCCGAATGCGGTCTGTCCGCCACTGAAGCGAAAGGCTTTTTAGAGTACATGAAGATTGTTATTGACGCTCAGTCACATCTTCCCATTCAGAAATAACGGAAGTTTTTATTGTTTCTGCTCCGGGAACATTGCCATCATCAATCTCATTTGCGGCATGAAGCATTGAAATTATTTTATGAGAATAAGGATGTTCCTTTCCGCAATTCGGGCACACAACCTTGTCTGTACTTATTCTTTCACTTATATAGTAATCACAATGACAAGTACAGGAAACTTTTAATTTGAGAAACATTTTAACACACCTCCTTTCTGAACACATTATACCATTCAGAGGGAGATAATAAAAGAAAATAGGGAGGAAAAACAATGATTAAATTTGAAAACGGCTTAGTTAATATTTCTGGTAAAGGGATTGATATTCTTTCAGAGTATGCAGTTATCACCCATGAAATTAAAGAGATGTTCGTAAAAAATGGTGGAGAAGAGAAAGACGTAAAAGAGCAGCTTAGACATTCTTTCGAGCATGGTCTTATGAATGAGGAAGAATTTGACAAAGAAATCAAGGAAAAGTTCAAACAGGTAGATGCAATTATTCAGATTGTTTCGCTTCTGGAAGAAATGCTTAAAACATTTGGAGCAAAAGATAAGGAGGACTAATCATGGGAGAAACCAAAAGCACAGATTATATTCCAGAGAACGCCAATGAGGAATACGCACTTCTGGTTGGAAGATTAAAGGCATTTGAAGCTTGGGCGAATAGCGTGAACGATTATGATTTCACAAAGAAAATGGCATTTAGAATGCTTGGGCTTGATGTAGAAGAAGCAAAGGAGGAAAAGAAAGAATGAAATGCTTTAAAGGCTTTGACAAGGACTTAAAGTGTAAAGATTTCCAGTATGAAATTGGAAAAGAATACACAGAAGAAACAGCAGACATTTGTAATTGTGGATTCCATGCTTGCGAATTTCCGATGGATGTATTCGGTTATTATCCACCTTCAGATTCCAGATATTGTGAAGTTGAGCTTGAAGAGAATGGCCAGAAATCATCTGATGATAGCCAGAGAGTTGGAAAGAAAATTTCCGTAAAAGCAGAAATTGGAATTGCCGGAATTATAAAAGCTGGCGTTGAATATATAAAAGAGCAAGTTGATTGGGAAGATGATAAGGCAACCAATACCGGAAATAAGTCAGCGGCAACCAATACCGGAGATTATTCAGAGGCAACCAATACCGGAGATTATTCAGCGGCAACCAATACCGGAGATCGGTCAGCAGCAACCAATACCGGATATCGGTCAGCGGCAACCAATACCGGAGATCGGTCAGCAGCAACCAATACCGGATATCAGTCAGCGGCAACCAATACCGGAGATCGGTCAGC